ACCAGTAGAGAGAAAGTTTCTCCACTTTAACTGCTTAAAGACAATCATCTAATAATTTCTACTTCTGCTTCAGTTTCTATGACAACACGAGCGCCGCAAGGAAGGATAGGCTTATCATTCCCCCCGTAGCGTACCATAGAGTCTCCATTAATTCTGACTTCATGGCAATATGTATTCTTACGACCCTCTTTGATTGTGATAACGGGTTCATCAGTTCCATGCTTCTTATTTGCTCTAATCTTATGTTGATTAATATGAATATATTTCTTCACGATACACTTAACGCTTCACTATATAAATCTCGTACTAATTGATCTACTAATACTTTATCTGCTTTAATATCTAATTGATCAACATACTTCTTAAGTATTGTTAATGTGTCTTCTGCTTCATTAACTAAATCTTCATCATCTTCTAGATCGAGATTCAAATGATCTTCTACTACCTGTAGATGACTCACATCTGCTTTCTCGATACGGTCAATAAACATATCGAACCAATATGGGTTAGTCTTATTCTTTACAATGACCTTAACAAATGTACCTGATAGATTAGAGAAGTCTTCATCTACAATATCAGCTACTGATGCATCAGTGTCATCATACCATACCTTATTAAACATTGTATATGGATTTTGTACAAAAGTCAACTCTCTTGTTGCAGTATCAAATATATGAAAGCCTTTAGGGTCGTTAAAATCTGACCAAGTCATTTCGTAAGGTGATCCAAGATAGTTGATATTCCCTCTTGTTGACTTATGATGGAAATGGCCGCTACACACGATGTCAAACTTATTGAACAAGTTAGGATCATCACCATGGTCATTAATCGCACCACGATACATTTCAAATCCTTGTAGTTCAAGATGCCCGAATAAAGCTTGTGCTTTTGAGGTTTTGATATACTCAATGGATGCATCCCTGTTACTAGAATTAAGCCATGGTAAAAGTACTATATCAAGCCCATCAAAGTCCTGGGTGGTAGGTTCATTAACACATACTATATTATCGTATCTACTTAACAATAAGTCAACACTATTTGTATCGTTTGTATTCTTAAAATAGTCATTATGATTACCAACTAATGAATACATTTTCATATTGTTAGATTTAATAATATCATAAAACATATTGTAACTACGTTCTAGTGAGTAGTAGTTAATAAATTTTCTTCTATCAAAAGAATCTCCAAGATCAATAATAGTATCAATCCCTTCTTCTTTTAGTTTTGGGAAGAAGATATTAGAATAAAACTTTTCAAAATAGTCTAAAAATTTTGTATTATCGTTACGAACACCGAAGTGTTGATCAGTCACTAATGCTATTTTCATTAAATAATTCCTCGTCTTCAGAAAATCTATCTAGACCTTTACGTCTTTGTTTCTTCTCTTTCTGACGTTGTTCAAAATTTTGTACAAACTCTACCATATATGGATTATCGAGATCAATATAGGTAGGCATAGGTGCAGGTCCATCTGCGTGTTCAGCATGCTCAATAATTTTATCTAACAACACACTATCTTCTAATGCTTTATGTTTAATGTAGAGCTGCTTCTTTTCTTTTTGAATCCTTCTTAAAAAAGCATAATAAATGATTTGCGTAAAATATGCAAATGGATTTTTACTTTTCTCGGGATTAAAATTGTTGATATATGTGATACAGTTCTCAATACCATCACTAATCATTTCATCTCGATATGAATAATTGATAAAGTTAGGTTTATGAGATAATCTATTTGCAATCTGTACAAGACATTGGCCAACATATTCTGGAACAGGAGGTCTATCGTCACCGCTCTCTTGAGCATCACGAATACTCTGCTGATATGCTACCATCGCCTCAAACAGTTCTTTGTTATTTACATAATGTTTTTTTGCTTTAGCCATAAAAAGTAGTTGCCTTTTTTGAAAATTACTATATAATCTGTATTGAGACAGGGGTAAGATATACTAGTGAAGTAATGCTTTATAATTCATTCGTTCTAATAAAGCGTCTAATTCTTCTTCACTCATAGAGTCTTCTTCCTTGTCATACTCTTTATTATATACACGACTGTTGTAAAAGTCAAGAAATTTCTCATACTGATCAGATACATGATCACTCATATCATCAAACGCAGCAATAATATGATGCTTCTGTATATCTACAGTATGAAAGTTTCCACGACCAAAAGAATACCATGGTCCTAAAAACGTATATCCAATATTATGATTTCTACTGATTAGTTTCACTATAACAGGATCTTCAATACGTATAGAGCCTGTGTCTTCCATAGCAAGACGCCCTATGATATCATCCCCATTACTAAGCTTTAAAAAAATATGAGACATGTTACACCTTAAGTTTGACTGTGTAAATTTTATACTCAAATTTTTCTTCATTATATATTTTAATTCGCTCAGCAAAATGCTGTATAGTGTAATTCTTATGTGACTTCCACGTCAAGTCATCTGCAATATCAAATAACGTAGCACTATTTTTACTATCACTCTTTCTAAGACCTCTACCAATTGACTGTAGATTTCTAATGCGTGATTTAGAAGGACTAGCAAATATTATATTATGTAGGTTTTTGATATTGACTCCTGTAGAGAAAGTACCATATGATGCACATATGATAGCATTAGTCTCTTTTTCAACTATAGCTCTAATATTTTCTCGTTCTAATGCTTCTGTTTGACCTGCTACATAAAATGTTTTACGTGGTTCTATTGTACGCTCGACCTGACTATCAATAAGCTGCTTTAACTCTTTACCATGATCTAGCATTTGAAATAATAATAGAGTATTACCGTTTAATGATACAGCGAGATTTCTAATAAATCTGTTACGCTGTGTATTATTGATTAAGAAGTCTATCTCTTGCTGGTATGTTAACTGCTTACACTGTTGCTTAATATGGTCTGGATATTTAAGTACTGTTGCTTTGATCTTAAACTCTGCAAGATGCTTTTGCTCGATAAGAGTAGATGTAGTAGTTACTTTTTCTACTGCACCAAATAGACCTTCTAATACCAACTTATGAGTTTGAGTACCATCTAGAGTCCCTGTAAAGCCATATCTATACTTACAGTCTTCTAATTTAGTCATAATAGATGATAGAGATTTAGCTTTGAATAAATGCGCTTCATCTCCTATGACAGTACCGAATTGTTGAAACCATTTTTTTGGTAACTTATGAATTGATTGCCAAGTAGTAATAGTTATTAATTCATCATGACCTAACATCCAATCTTTAGATTCAGTGCCAGAAATAACTCTAATAAATGATTCATCTAAAGCACCTTTCTTAGCATAATCTAAGAAGTCAGTTTTCATTTGATACACTAGAGACACTGTCGGAACAATGATTAGAACCTTCGTCTCCAATAGGTACTGAGTCAATAGATATATGATAAGTGATTTACCAGAAGCTGTAGGAGACAACAGGAGACCTCGACTATGACGTATTCCATGCACGAAAGCATCTAGTTGGTAATCTCTTGGCCAAGGATCTACATCTAAACCTTTACAAAACTCTTTTGCTTCTGATAAACTAAATTCAGTAGCAGCTTCTAAGTCTTCATGTAGATCTACATTATAATCACGCTCTTTTGCAAACTGCTCAACATATGGAATCAGTCCTTTATAGAGTAACTTAGTCGCTACATTAAATAATCTAATCTTTCCATCCCATACTTTATTACGAACAGCAGGCATAAACTTAGCACCAGGTACTGTAAATGTGAAGTACTCTGACATCTCATATGCTGTTCCAGCTTCACAATTAATTCTTATGAAGACTTCATTGTATGGTATAATGGAAAGAGTTTCCACTAGATGGCTCCCATCTTAAATTTTTCCCAATCAATTGCAGCTCTGATATTATATCCACGAGTGTTAAGACTGCGAATCACATTATCTAAGAAATCTACTTTTTCCTTAGCATAACTGATTTTCATTGTTAGTTGGATAATATCAGGATCAGAATCGATATATCTATCGAGATCCTGTTTAAGAATCTTTAGAGGATTTGGTTCCCATCCCCACTCACGTAAGTCTTCTAGGTCCATATGACCTTGATAATATTCCCACTTAGCTTTTGCGAGAGACTTATATTCAGCTTCTAGCCTTCTTAATGCTAGCCTTTCACTAGAAAACATCTTATAATACTTAGAATGTAATTGGGGAATGTTAAGTGCAGCTTCACCTAACTCTGTTCTGTCAATTTGACAGTCTTTATGCCATTCGTCTAATATAGCATCTAATTGCATCATAACCTCATACTAAAATATACACATAGTATTATTATAGCTAATACTAGCGTAAAAATCAACTAAAGTTTTCTGATTTTATAGTATTTGTATCTAAAAGTAACAGAAGCTTCTAAGTAATCAATATCACTGATAGTAGTAGTAAAGTTAAGATCAGTCATTGAAGTAGGGTACATATCTTCGAAAGTTACTTCTACATTAGGTCTTTTTGCGCTATTCAATATCATTAGAGTACCATCAGAATAGATACCTTCACCACTACCAGGTACATTAGCTGATACAACTGCATACTGATTAAATGCTTCTGGGAAACCAATACCTGTTAACCAGTTATAAACTTCGAGATAGTTATTGAGATCTTCATCTACTCTAAATGTTACTGTCAATTCATTAAAGACAATATGGTCACCTGGAATAGGAATTTTAAGAAATGGAGTATCTTGACCTTGCGTTTCACCTAATGAGATGCCAGGTATGTTAATACCCTGCACAAAGAACTTTGTCTCAGGCAGTTTCTTAACGCTAAAGTCAAAACTAGCGGGTGATAAAAATTGTCTAGTAGAAGGTTGTACAGCCATTATTCACTCCTTACTAATATTTAGGCACAAAAAAGGCCCCGCTTTCAAGGCGGGGCCAGTTTCGTATTTTTAGTTTCTTATTATGATTACATAATGTTAGAAACAAGAACTCTACGATAGTAAACGTTTGAGTCTTTAACAAGTGCGCCAAGACCAGCTGTAGCACCTTGAGCAAACGGATTAGCAACAACACCATAACGTGTTTTGAAACCAATCTTTGGCTGGAAAGTATCCTCACCAACAGCACGTACCATTTGTAATGGAACGTATGGGCAATAGAACAGACCGGCGTCAAAAGCAGAAGAGCCTTTGTAACCAATTGTCATATAGTTGCCTGTTGTATATGGATCGATATAGACACGAATGCGACCATTCAATACACCAGCAAAGGTGTTGCCTGTATCATCTACTTCCAAGTTGTTTGAGTTCAACGCAGGTGTGTAATCTAATACGCCAGCCATATTTAAGGCAGAAGCAACGTCAGATGAACAGATCATCATGTTGCCTTTCCCTCTACGGGTGTCTTTTGCGATTTGATTAGCTTCACGCTCGATCTGGAACATCAGACCTTTGAACTTCTCAACTGACCAACGACCGTTTGAATCGGTGTCAAGGTCAAAAGTACCAGCTGTAGTAGTATCAGACTGTGCACCTTGAGTAGCAGTAACGTTGATTGTACGAACGATTTCGCGGTTGATTTCAGCAAGGATCTCAGAAGACAGGATGTTTGCTAATTCTGTCTCAGCATCCAATCCATGGATAGCTTTAAGATCTTGTGCCAGTTCCATTGAGTACTCAGCTTTCAGAGCACGTGAACCAGCTGTAACAGATACCTTCTCGATTGAGAAAGCCATCTCTGGGAATGCTGTGTTACCAGCTTCACCAAGTGTTTCAGCTTGAGCAGTTGGCATTGCATCTGCGAAGTTGTAAAGACCAGCTTCTGCGTTGTTAGCTGTACCTGGTGTTGTACCAACGTTCTTGTCACCAAGAGTGTTAGCACCAGCAGCAACTGTAGAGAAGGCTGTATCAGCTTCGTTATAGAATGCCTCTGTAGCAGAGTTAGCCTGGCTTGTATACTTCGAACGCATTGCGAAGATAAGGCCAGTAGGACCGGACATCGGCTGAACGCCGCAGATGTCGTATGCAATTAGGTTAGGCATAGAACGACGGACCAGTGAAATTAATACTGGGTCGTAGTTGTCGATGTCTGCACCAGTTGCGTTTGTTGGGGCTTCAGCAAGAAGACCCTTAGTGCTCCAAGTACCACCTTCACGGATGGATACTTCTGTATTTTCTAGCAGTTGAGCAGTAACAGCGCGCTTGTG